TCTCGGTTTCATATTCTCCAAGATTCTTTCTAGATAATTCTTCTGCTTGTAATTTATAATCCTCAAGACCTTTTATTTTATCAAGGTTTGATGCTCTTTCCTTCTCCATTTCAGAATATCTATTTTGAAGATCGCTTATACCGGATAAATCTATACCTTTATTATTGAAGTAATCAAATGTATTGGTTATACCGCTATTAACACCACCTTCATATCCGGAATTCCTTGCATTAGTAAGTAATCTTGGATTCATTCCCCCTTTTTCGGCTTGATAGGATTTATATAATTGTTCAGTATTTTCCTGATCATTCTTCCATTTTTCAAGCCCTTTTAGATTGGATCTCTTGATATCATCAAGCATTCCTCCGAATTCAGTATCTGCAAGTTTATCGTATTGAGATAATTTTCCGATATCATTGATATTTTGTTGTTCCCTATTATGGATATCTTTAGCAAACCCTTTTTTTATTGTATCTCCTATTGATTCCTGTGTTGCAGACATTAAATCCTGCATTCTGTTTGTTACAGCTTTAAGATGTGATCTACTACCGTACATCCCCTGTTTGATGTATTTACTGTTTAAAGCCGTTAAATCAGCTTCCATTTTCTTTTTAGCTTCATCATCAAGAGATTCAAAACGAGGTCTTAAATTCTCAGGTAAATTATTTACAACATCATTTACTGAATTACCGCTATTTACTACGGAATTTCTTGTTAATTTACGATCAATATAATTTTTATCTTTATAGAAAGGACTAATATTTTCAGCAAGTTCATAAGATTTTGCTAATTCATCATTTACCGGTTCTACTAACTTACCTTGATATACTGGTAGATTTATTCTCTCTGAATTCACCCATTGATCAATAGGTAAACCTGTATTAACACCGTAAGCTTGAAGAGCTTTTATCAACTGTTTGCCTTGCAGGGATGTTACATCAGGATTGGCGGTTGCCGGATCTACATTTTCCATAGCATTTAAAGCAGCAGACAAAGAATCAATCCTTTGATATGGTTCATCTCTTTCAGCATCAAATCTTGCTTTTTCTGCTGTTAGACCTTTATTAATTATACCGTGTTTCTGACTGCCGTATTCATTGAGAGCATCTATTAATGCTTTTTCCCTGTTGTATTTACTCTTTCCGGATTCTGCTACAGTATCAAAAGCTATTCTACTTCTTTTTCCTTGCAGTTTTTTTATTTCAGGATTAAGTAAATCTATATCAGATTTAAGTTCATCTTTTTTTAATCTATTAGTATTCTCGGTATTACGATTGAATACATCCCTATATCTATCAAAACTATTTCCAAACTGATTTGATAATCTATCTGAAACTGTATTAGCCCCTATATTTCCTCTATTGTAAGCTAACTCCTGTAATTTATTTATATTACCCTCATTAACACCTTCTATAGGAGCATTAACCAAAGTATCCAAAGAATCCTTGTACGGCATACCTTTTTCTGTTCTACGCTCGGCAAGTCCTCTGGCTCTTTGTGTCATGGAGGACATTGGAGCTAAAGTCTTTCCGGGATACGGAACATAATTTGAAGTAGACAATCTACCGCTATCACGAAGTAATATCTGTCTTGCCTTATCTCTTATTTCTTCAAAAGGTACGTATTGTTTAGCCATAATCAAATTCTTATTGGATTTCCTGTAAACTGAGGATTATTATAATAGTTTAACCATCTACCGGTTCTAGCTCTTTCTTCCGGATCACTTACTCTTGTATATAGAGGATCTATCTCTATTCTTTCTTCCGGTAGATATTTTTTCCTATTGTTTCTTCTTTTGGCTTGTTCTTTTGTAAGTTCATATTGTTCCTCAGCTGCCAGTTCTTCCGGAGTTAATCTACTTGCAAGCAATCTTTCCTTATCTTCTTTACCAAGCTGAGCTGCTGTTTTTGGTTTAGGTTGATTAAACCTATCATACAAAGTAAGTCCGGCAGTACCGACAGATAGTAAATTTTTAGGTTCAGACAGGAAATCAAGAGTCTTATCCATGAACCCTTTATTATCCTGTTTTTTCTCTTTCTCAAGTAAATACTGGAAATAACTCTCAGTATCATCACCGGCAGAAATTCCTGCCCCTTTTTGACTACCGCCTCCCATAGACGATAAAGCACCTCCGCTTGTTAAATAATCTGATACTCCAAGCGATTTTTCAGATCCAGTAAAGGGTAGACCTAATCCTCTTACACCTTGACCAACTTGAGCCATATTACCCAGCCAACTGCCCATATTATTACTGCCGTAAGTTTGTAAGGTACTCCCTAAACTGTTTGCACCTAAAGCACTTAATCCTTGACCAGCTAAGTTAGCTACCATAGGTACTGCTGTACCGTATCCAGCACCCTTTAAAGCTCCAATTAAAGGGTTTTCTTTTCGGACAGCCGCTCTAACACCTCCACCTATAGCACCTCCTACAGGACCTCCAAATGCTGCGGCAGCAGTAGCACCTATATCTGCTAACGTTCTTTTTATAGCTCTCTCATTTCTAAAAGATTTTTTTATTGTTTTAGCAGGATTTCTAATAAAGTTTTGTACTCCTCTAAAAAAATATTCAGGTAAACCTGTTTTAGGGTTGATAGTTCCGCTACCGCCCATACTTTTTAATATCTTTGATTCTACAGGATTCACATGAGCAAGTTCAGTATCACCGTTTCGACCTTTATGTTTTACTTGTTTTAATACATCCTTAATATGACGTTTACTGAAATTTTTAATAGGTTTGGATTTACCATTACTGAACATATCTGATATATGTTTTCTTCCCGGTTTTTTCATTATTTATCTCTCATCATTACTATATATACGGCTTTAGCCCAATCTTCCCATGTTTTGAACATATCCATTTTCTTACCGCTTTTACTACTTGATGCAATAGGTATGTTCTTGTTTTTAAAAGTACCTATTCCTGCCATTTTATTAGCAACTTCCCGCCAATCTTCATTTGGAAGAGGAATAGGTAATCTTTCATCTTTGTATATTCTTAAAATTTCCTTATACCAACGATCAAAAGATATCTGACTTGGAAAAGGGAGGTTTCTAATCACTGACCGTCTCCTATTTCAAAATTAATCAGTATATTACCGACAGTGTAAGGATGCACGCAAGCAAAAGTAATATTAACAAATCGTCCTTGTACTCGCATATCTATTTTACCTCTATTATTACCTATATACAAATCAAAGTTTACAGGTACTATAGTCTGTTTTGGAACTCCTGCATATTTAAGCATAGCCGCACCTACAACAAGTAATTCGTCAGCTACTCTTGTATGAAATTCAGGAGCGGGGAAATCCGGCTCTATTTCGGTAATTCTAATATATTTATCCATTACTTTACCGTCTTTAGCCGGAGGGAAAGCAGCATACCCAAAATAGGGTGTGGTAAAGAATGACGGAATATTATGAACGGAATTGTCCCGTCTTACTTCATAATAACCGGTTTCCTGTTTCCAGATTGATTTATAATCTCCTACATTTCCACGAGGATATTTAGTACAGGTATTACCAAAACTGAAAATATCTCCTGTTGATTCATAGATAGCTACGCATGATCTTTCTATTGTGGTATCATACCAGCTATTTTCACGTACGTTATAAACTATTTCTCTTGTACAACCTATATCTGGATTATTCCTATATCTTTTTTCCGGAAACGCCCATCTTATTTCACCGTAACGAGCTACCTTGTATCCATAAATCAGTTGTCTTTTATTAAGATCAACATTCTCTAGAAACCATTCAAAATTGACATCATTTTTAATGGATTCAACAATTCCGTTATAAACAAAAGCCCTATCAGTACCAAGCCAGAAAAAGAGACTATCATATTGTACGATTGATTTAGGCGACATAACGGAAGAATTTGTCGTTATCTCTTCTCTTTGGAATTCAATAGGATTCCTTGGATTAGTACCGTCTGCAATATTTGTTAGATATATAACTGAGTTCTGAGTCCAGAAAAGAAAAGTAGGTGCATTAGTACCACCTCTAATAGATGCCCCAAAAAGTAATTTGTTTTCAGATATTTTTATACTATCTGCATCCGAATCTTCTGCCGTATCATCAAAATTTAGTGGGTTACTTGTTTTACTTCTAAGTATAGTGCCATTATTACCATACAAATATAAACACGGAGAAGAGTATAATATTCCTCCTGATACAACTTCCTCATCATTACCGGGTATTAATCCGTCCTCATAAGAAACAAAATCGGCATTATCATCCAGCATTGATTTCCAGAACAATACTCCGTTCTGATTGCTTAACATGTTATTGCCGTTAAAAGTAGATAGAAGAGCTATATGAGGTATACCGTTCATAATGAATCTGGCACTTTGCCAAGTTCTGGTTGTATCTCCACCTAAACCGTCTAATACTTGTCTATCGTTAGTTACTGCGGATAATTCATTATTCATGATACAACGATTAACATTATTGATTGTTGTATATAACATTACCGGATTTGTCCCGTTAAAATATATATCTAAAAATGTCGGTTCAACACCATTAGGCCAATAAATTTCCTTCTGACCTTTCATTTTACGGATCTTACCGTTAACAAATCTGATCCATTGACCGTCTATGCAGTATTCATCCTGAAAATCCCCTGCATTTCTTTGAATACCGGGTTTATAAACTAGAGGTACACGCATTAATTATTTTCCCTTATTATAGTTCTATCGGCACTTCTATCTTTATTGATTTTATTGATAGTATCCAGTTCTTCATTAAATAGGTTTTTATATTCTGCCAATTTTGCCGGATTATCAAGAAATAGACATGCTTCAATAAGACAGGAATATAGAACCAGAGCAGGATATCTGATAGTTAGAAAGTTTGTTTGGTTATTTCTGTTAAATAACGGTATCCCGTGATAAATGATATCAAAATTATATTCTACATCCATAATAGGCACAATAAACCAGTAACTGTTACCGTAAGTATTCGCTAAATTGGCATTAGCAACATTATCTATACTGTCACAATAATATTTAGGGCGTCCTCTACTTACACCGGAGTAATCAGGCCAATAAGTAATGCAAAATTCACGGCTTCTCGGTAATAAATAACTACTAGTATTAGTAGGAGTATCAAACATTAAGATACTAACGGTTTCTCTCCAGTTACCGGGTTTTTGCAGAGTAGATTTACCGGCAGCAATATTTCTAAATTGCTGTGTTATTTCAAACCCAAGATCTTTAGCTCTATTATAAATTCTGATAATCCCTTGTTGAATCAGATCCGGTATCTTATCTATATATGGTTGATCATACCGTACCATATAATGCTGGAGGTCTAAAACTAAACTATCAAAATTCATTATAAAATAAACTCTTGTAATCTTAAAAATTATCTATATACTACAT